CGGCTGCTTGATTAAATGCATTTTCGTCAATGTCATCTTCGTTAACTGCATCCTCGTTCATGTCATTGTGTCTGCGGAAATCTGCTACAAAGTCTTGTAGTGTATCGCCATCTAGGTAGCGCACCAATTCGCTGAAAACTGGGTGAGCTGCACAGTCTAATTCGTCGCATAACTCCCAAATAGCCTCGGCACTATCGCCTACTGCTTCTTCAACTGACTCATCCCATGGTGCTTTCTTTAGAGATACTTTTTTTCTCTCTTCGCCACGCTCTGGTTCGGATGCTTTTGCTAATGCTTGCATGTGTGCACGTTCATCTTCGGCAGATGATTCATTTACTGCGTTGCAATTGCAATGCTTGCAATCTGGTGGACAGTTACAGTCTTCTGCTTTAACATCACTGCCGCAGCACTTGTCCGAACAATGTGTGTCTTTTGCTTCCGCAACATCTTCATCATCTAACACTACTTCGCTTGCAATTCTACTAGCAGCAGATTCAGCAGTTTCGCTTTCGCCGGCCGCTTCTTCAATTTCACTTAGAGGCACACCTGCTAGTTCAGCTAAACGTGACATCATAGCATCTTTAAGCTCAGCTTTGATAGTCCCAGCAGTTTCTTCAACTTCTTTGAGTTTGGCAAGGTTGTCCATGCTTAGTGCAGTGTCTGCAAAAATACCATCATCTTCGGATACAGCTTTAGTTGATTCTTTTTTGAGGTTTTCAATATTACCAGCTGTGTCACTTTCCATGATAGGAGTTTTGTTAGCAACGTCTTGTAATTTTGCGAGTGTTGTGTAAATGTTGTCCATGTGTTTGTTCCTTAACTATCTGCTTTACCAGCGGAACTTTTCACCGTTGGAATTTTGTTTTTACCCATAATCGGGCTGTCTTTACCAGCTGGAGTATCGGTGTTGTAAACTGCTGGTGCAGTTTTACCGCCTGCAATTGTGTAATCACTTGCATACTCGTTGCCTACTACTTCACGCTGATAGGGGTCAGCACTGTAGTATTCACTAGCTTCTTTAGACTCGGCACTATTTGGTCCATATTCGGTACCAAGTAGCGGATTTGTTTGACCGTCATATCCATCACGCTCGTTGTCAACGCTGTCGGCATACCCGGCTTGTTGAATAATCATATGGTTTGGATCCATACCCATTAACCTAGCAATCTGCATAATCTGTGGCGGAGTTGCTGGGTAGTTAAACGATACGTCAAAGAACGACATGCCTTCGTTTTCAACACCTGGAAAATCCTGAAGTGTTTTTTGAATTGGTAATCTCTTTACATCGGACATAGTAATAACGTCAAACTGTTGAAGCTTTTCTTCTAGTGCGTTAATAAACTTTGCATCCGTATCACCGAGTATTTTGATTCTATAATCAAAAGTCTTTTTAGACTCAGTCAGATAGCTTGCGAATGATTTCATCTTGTTAATCCCCTATGACAGTATTTAGCCAAATATGTTACTTTTCGTCTTTGTCTGTGTTCAATAAACGATCTAATAGCGCATTGCGATCTAGTATCATCCCTGTGCCTGTAGTAGTATCGTTTTCATCGTTGCTGTTAGCGGCCGCTTGGGCCGCTTTGGCATCCAATGCGGCTTTCTTTAGCTGTAAATCAACCATTTTAAGCTTTTTGTTCAACTTTGCTGTTTTTGCAGTAATAGCATGCCCGAGCATGGTACTTGCTACACTGAACACATCACTAGCCCACCGACTGTCTATGTTCATGCCAAGATCCATTAAGTCGTCAAAGCTTTTAGTTGCCTTGTCTGACAACTCATCCATTTCTTGGTCACTAGCATCAAGCCCTCTTACTTGAGGCAGAGCAGCTTGTACTTTATCAAGCTCACTAAGTGCATTTTGCATTACCGGCATATTATCAGGCGTTGGATCTGGAACATTGTCGGGTACTACTTCGTTAGCAAGCCCATCATCGGTGTCAGAATCAGGTAGTTCAAATAATTCTTCGAGTTTACGTGTCATACGGTATTTATAGCCTTAAAACTCGATGTTTTTATTTGCGTTTTTTACCTTGATGGAAAATATCATCCTCTGTGATAACTCTAAAAGTAATACCACTTCGTTTGCACCATGCTTGTGCTGCTGCCCACTTGGCATAGTTAACAGCAACAACAGCTTTTTCTTTGTTTGATGCTTTGCTTTCAATTATACTTTGTTTCTTGGGCTTGATTTCGATTAACTCAGTTATGACTTTATTGTGCCTGTTTTTGTATTGTATAAGAAAGTCCGGAATGTAGCGTGATTGTTTTCCAGTAAGTGGATTTCTATAAGGAATAGCAAGACTCTCGCTTGCCCAACTTACAATACTGTCATTAGCGTCACAAAAACGCATGAAAGCCAATTCCCAACCGCTGCGATATTTAGGCACGCCTTTGCCTGTATATTTAGATTGATTTATTACTGTGTAGTAGCCTTGTTGATAGTTATTGGCCATTGGTCACCTATATAACTATGTTGCGAGCGGCGTATTGATTTGGTGTAGCAGTAGTTGAAATACCCACCAATGTTGAATTACTGCGTAGGTTGTTAAGATAATATGCTAATGTAGCAGTAATCTGTACTTGATTTTGGTTGCTCAAGTCATTAAGAATAGTTTCAACTGGTGTGTTGCTGTCACGTGCGATTTGAAAAACATTTAATGCAAAGTTTCTAGCGGCCATTTCGTCAGCAAATATAGAAGTAAAAAAACTAAACACAACATCGTAGTCGTTGCTGTTAATATTAAGTTCACGTCCGTAGAAATCATTGAACACTCTAACAGTTGTATCTGTGTTTGGGTTGACATAGTTTACAGTTGGCATCTCTAGTATATTCCTCCAGTAGGATTGGTTTGTGTTGGAATAGTTGATGGGCCGTTTATGTTTATCGGATCGGCCGATTTCAATGTTGCAGGAGTATTTTGACTGTTTACTGCACTCGGTTGACTAGCCTGGTTAGGAAACAAAACGCCTCGTGTTATGCCTGGTAGTTGAGATTTGATTGTGCTTGTTAGCATATCAATTGATTCTGTTTTGAGTATACTCACTAAATCTTTACCTTTAAATGTTTGATATGCGGTGCCGGCTCCTTGTATTGCTCCAACAACCCCGGCAAGATTACCTGCACTTAGATCAGTTATGATACCTGACGCTGCATCAATGAGCCCACCGTTACCTAGTATATTTGACGTACTACCTGTACGAGCTAACGGGCTTCTAACTGCATCGTAATTTCCTGGGTTTGCAAACGATGGTATGCCACCATCTGGTTTACTGCCTGTTAGTGCTCCGTTGTAATATTTAACTGTTTCATACTCAAAAGTAAAAGTATTTTGCATAATACCAGCATCGTCGGCATAACTGTACGTGTCATGGTCAAACGAAGTAATAATTGGATTAATAAGGGTGTAGGCTGCCCATTTGTGCTGATCAAAACCAAACACAGTGATGTCACGAAAAAACGGCGGTTTGCCGCCTCTGGTACCATCTGTGTAACTTTCGCCTATGTATCCCCAGTCGTTAATTTCTCTGTCTTGCGTGTAAATATCTCGATAGTTGTAAGGATATGCTGCACCAGGATCGACTCCTTGTGCATTTTGTCCCAAACTGCCATTGGTAACAGCGGCATCAAAATATTTCTGACTAGCATCTTTGTAATAGTATGCATAATAGTTGTACCACAATGCACGAGATAGATCGCTGGCATCATCGTGCATTGTACAAACAATAGGATCATATTCAATTTGAGTCTGAACCTTGCGTTTTCTATTGTATTGATTCATAGTTTCGACACTAAATTTGTAGCTAGGAAGTTTAACTTCTTTAACTAACAAACTTAGGTTGTTTAAATCTTGTGTTTGGAAAACATTTCGTAGTTGAGGTATCTGCTGCACATTCAAATTAAATACAACATGATATAGGAACTTACGCCGCGGTGCAAGAGCATATCCATCGCTACGAAATGTCTTGCTTGCGTGTGTATAGTCCTTAAGGAAATCGTTACCGAAAAATCCTTTTAAGAAATCTTCACCAAAGGCCATAAGTTACTCCTTATTAGCCGGAAACTACATCACCTAGTGTTCTACCCACGGCTGCGCCTACGCCAGATCCAATTGGTGTTTGTATAGCATTGTCAAAACGCATTGTCATACCAATAGTTACTGGTTCATTTGAACCATAGTTTAGATCACCATAGTTTGCTTCAGTAATAAAGCAACCATACATTTCCCATGTTTCTAGTACAACTGGTTCGCTTGTGCCGTTGCCACCATCGAGAATTTCACAACGTGTAGTGAATTTATAATCAATGCCAGAACTTGCAGAAGCTTGTTCCATAAAGTCTAGTTGTTTCTGTAGCTGTTCGCCAATTAGTTTGCTTACGTTTCCGCCAGCATCGTCACGGAAGTTAGCACTTGTTGTAGCCCAAGTATGCTTGCCAGCTAGGTACATTCTACTGTTGTAGATCTCAATTGGAATTTCTTCAAAAGACACACTAGGACGAGTGAAATCCATTACTTGCTTGGTTAGCTCTGTTCTTGGGGTTGATACACCTAAGTTTTCAAATACCACTCTAAATCGGTATTTTAGTTTAGGCATTAACAGTCCCTGTGTCGGACTACTCTGGTCACTAGCCAAAGGCACTGTCATTCTTGATAGCGATGATACGGCCATTCTTTATTCTCCTATTACGTACTTATTTATCTTAATTATGTCACAAGAAAATGGAACCGAGGCCCCATTTTCATGTATTTTAACAGTATTAAACAGCTGATGAGGATGCTACATTACCAGCAGCAATCTCGCCTGTGTTCTTAATTCTAACCGGAATGTAGATGAACTCAACAGCTTTAACCGGCTCAATTGCAACATCAACGTATAGTTCGTTTCTGTCAATTCTAGCTGGTGTGTTGTTTGATTCATCACAAACTACCAAGTAATCATAAAGACCACGTTTTGCAACCAAGTCGATCATCAAGCTTTCAATTGAGTTCTTGATTTCGTCTCTTGTGAGTTTATCATTTGGTTCAAACACAAAGCCTTTAGCAATAACTTCAAGTCTACCACGGATAAACGCTACTAGTCTTGCAACGTTAATTCTATCTAGTGCGTTTGCAGAAGAGGTTGTCTTGTTGCCATAGTTAAGTATCCCACTACCCGGAATGAACGTAATTGGGTTAATGCTGTTCTCGTACAATGTATCACGCAAGCCTTGACGAATTGCTGTTTGTGTAAATTCGCCTGTTTGTGCGTTTACATAACCAAGTGCATTAGCATTATCAACTGTGCCTCTGCGAGTACCAGCTGGTGCTAACCAAGGATATGCAACATCATCGCTGCGAACAACTGTTCTCAGCATCATATGTGATGAAGGAGCAACTACTATTTGACCACTTAGGTCAGTTGTTTGACAACTTGGATAGAACACACCGTAATATGGATCTGCTACAGACAGACCATCGCCATTTGCATTGGTTGCCCAATTAACAATATCTGTGCCGGTATCTGCTAGGCGCATTGGGGTGTCGCCGATAACAAATGCTGTGTTGTTGCGCTCGTTGTTTAGTGCAATCATATTGCTTGCAAGTTCTTCGTAGTTTGGACATGCAATCAAATTATACTGTCTTTGCTCTTCACGAAGTTCTTGTGCACCATCAATACTAGCTTTCAGTGCAGCAACAACCATTGCTCTTACTGCCTTGCGGCCTGCATACATAGAGCCATCAGTCTGATTGCCACTAGCTGTTACCCAAGCGGCTTTTTCAGTTGGCAACACATCATTTGGGAAATCAGAGTAATTAAAGTAATTAACTTCGTAGCTCTTAACATTAAAGCCACTACGTCTAGTATTCCAAAGCAACATGCCTTCCGGATATAGTGTAGCATCCGGTGCGTCAATGTCAAGATAATTGCTTGTTAGCAAGCTCTTGATTGTCGGCATGTCTCCTGTGATTGGATCAGTTGTACCATTTGTGGCCCAACGTGCATCTAGGAATGCAATACCATTTTGTGTTGTTTGATCAGTGTTATCAAGTAGTACCCACTGATCCACACTGTTAACTGTCTGCCAACGATATATTGTTGGGTAGTTGTCTAGGTCTGCTGTTGACACCCACAAGTCGCCATATACTAGTGCACTGTCGTCACTTTGCTTTGTTGGTGCGGTTGCAGAAACAATTGGACCGTTTGGCGAAGTACTACTTAGGTCGTACCCACGTTGATCACTTGAAACATTTTGATAACCTTTCCAAGCGCCGCCACTATTAACTAGAATGTCAGCTTGGTCGGTTGCACTGTAATACCAGTTTGTACCATCTGCTGGGTCAGTACTTGGTGGTGTTGCACTTGCTGTATAACTATCAGTGTCCCCACCAAGTGGTTCCCATCCGCTTAGTAAAATATCACTGTTGTTGCCAGCAGTTACGCCCTGTACAGTAGTAATAAAGCCAGCATTAACTACCGGAGTACCTGTTGTATCTTTAAGAGTGATATTTCCACCCAATGTATGTTCAATTTGAACTGCGCCAGTTGACAGCACTCTTGCGGTTGTGTTTGGAACGTTGGCTGCAAGGAATGCAGTTACAAAGTCTGTTGCAGTTGTGCCGGATATTGTTGCGGTTACTGCGGTAGTCATTGTTGTGCTATTAGCAGCACTAGCTTGAATAGTAAATTCATCTCCGTCAATAAAGAATGGAGACGTGTCATCACCAGTAATTAATGTTGTACCGGTGGAATAACGTTCAAACACTTTGTAAGTAAATGTATTATTTTCTTGTACATCATTTCTTACATATAGTGCGCCGATTACAATATTTTTTCCGCCGCCTGCTGGGTCAAGAGCTTTTTGTGCCGCTTGATCACTTGCATACACCGGAGTGTTTTGTGTAATGAATGTATCGGTTGCAATGTCGTATTTTCTAACAACAATATTAGCGCCAGCATTAACATTTGTTGTTTTTGCCCAAACACTCCCTGTTGGATGTGGTTCTGTGCCTGTTGCAGCCCAGCTTGGGTTTTGATAGTGCGGTGACATTTGTAGTACAGGAGCATAATACTGGCGTGCTGTAATACCCAGCTCAGTGAGCAATGTTGTACTATTGCCATTTTCCACCATACAGATACCATTACCGTCATCAGTGGATCCGTCATTGGAGCCGTTACTATCAATGTAGATATTTAACTTACCATTGGATACGTTGGCACTAATACCTGCAATGGCTGCGTTATTGATATCGGTTGCTAATTGGGCAACAGTTGTGCCACTTAGCGTAACTTGAACATCGTTAAGATAAATGCTTTGGGCAGTTGTAAGTGTTGGGTTAGTTGTTGTGCTTGTAATTGAAGGCCAACTGTTTTTCCAGTCATCACTGCCGACTAGCACCCAAGTGTTAGCTACTACTGCTGGGCTACTGTCTGCGTTGCCGGCAGTTTTATAATACACTGGGTTGTTTTTGTTAGTTGCTACAACTGCATAATCTCCGATGCTGCCAATTGAATCAAGAGGTATACCGGCTGCAAGGTCGCTTGTGTTAGTAATAACAATCGGAGTTTTAGCTGTAAATGTTTCAGTAGATTCGCTCCACTGGAATGCACCCCATGCTGTTGTGCCAGTGTCTAGCCAATATGCACCATCTGATGGGTCACCTGTTGGGCGTGATGTTGTTGCTGTTAATGCAGCTAGATCAATGTCTGCTCTTTGTACATACGCTCTGTTACTGATACCCAATACTGAGTATGCAGCAAGCAATCCGTATTCGTTAAGTTCATATCCGTTAATACTTGTTCCAGCACTTGTGCTGTAGAAAAACGGTGTACCAAATGTTGCTGCTAGATCTCGTTGTGAAGTGATCAAATAAGGTTTGTTTGCATTTGCTGCTGTTGTGCCGGCTGCTACGCCAACACCTGCTCCGCTTACTTTATTCTGTGCTGTTGCAACAAGAATAAACGGAACTGAATTAGTTGGGGCTGGAAGATAGTTACTTTCGTCGATGATTGTAACTTCTACGCCTGGAGATGTTAGTGCCATGTTAATTGCTTCCTTTGTAAAAGTATTCGCTAATGATATTTATAAAAATATACGAATTCCAGCTCCTTAGAGTGCCCTTTGCAAAGGTTTTAATATAAATAATTGCATGAATAGACCTATATGCGCCGCATGCAACCGACGATTAGTTGCTGTTAACTATAAAAAAGAAGGCAAAACACATTATCGCACAAGATGCGATAATTGCACAAGAAGAAATCGTCGCAAAAAAACGCCTGTGCCCAGGTGGCAACAGAACGGATTTAAAAAAAGTACAACATGTGATCGTTGTGGATTTAATGCTGTCAGTGGAGCACAGATTCTAGTATATCATATGGATGGTAATCTAAACAATAGCAACCTTGCTAATTTGAGATGTGTTTGTTTAAACTGCACAGTTGAAATTAATAGATTAGATTTACCATGGAAGGTTGGAGATCTGGTAGCAGATTAAATCACTAACTCATAAGTGACTTATGCCATAAGTGCAACATTAACTGATCTAGATTAAACTTTAAATCTTCTAGTGTGCCATTATTATCGATTGTAAAGTCAGCCATCCATTGTTCTAAACTCATTGAGTCTTTTGATTCAGGCATTAAAAATTTGCTACGATCGACCCAAATACAGTAATCAAACACACCAGTGTTTTTCATTGCAAAGAATTCACGTTTGTTGCGTAGACCGCAATAGATATCATATGCAGCAAACATTTCTCTTCCTAGAGTCGCTGCATCAGGAACATTATAATTGCAGATAGCATCATACCATTCTGCTCTGTGATTATGCCTGTCAGCATAGCACTCTTCTTCATCAGCATATCCATACTTGTCCTTTAGATCATTGTATATAAAATGTTTACTACAAAATTTCGAGCTCGATTCAAATGTATATCCATAATCGTCGCGAAGAATTTCGCATACAGTATCTTTACCGTGTCTACCGTGACCTATTACTAATAGTTTAAACTTGCTCATATTAACTTTAATTCCACTGTCCTATGTTTTTTACTTTGTGCAATTACATCAACAATTTCATAATCTATCCCAATGCTGTTAAACGTATCTTGCCCGTTGCGCAAATCAAAAATTAATCTTGTGTTTTTGTTGCTGTGCTTGCGAATAAAGTTGGTGTAGGTACTCATTGGATAGTGTGCACCACAACTTTTAAAACTAAAGATTAAATCAAATATTGTAGACTTCTTTAGTTTACTACAGTTTTCAGGAGTAAGGTGTGTTCTTTGTAACTCTAGTCTATCCCATTCGGAATTTAGTTCAGCTTTGCTATGATAGTAAACAAAATTATCAGCTTGTCCAAACTTTGCGTCCCGAGATTGTTCTTTGTTGTTTTTCTCACTAACACCTTCGATTAGATAAACTTCAGTTCCGTATGCTTGTTGAAACCAAAGACTGTCGTATGCTTGCCCGCAACCAATTTCGCAACTGATACCAACGGTTTGGTTGAGATACTGATCAACTGCTTCCCATTGCAATTTCTTGCTGTTGTTGTATTCTTCAGTTTCCCAGAGTTCCATCCAGGTTTGCCCATTGGTTCCGTTTACAATTGGTATCTGTGTCATCGCAGTTCCTTTACTCCAAGATGTGCTAGTGTCTGCTGTAGCAAGTCAATTTGCCGTTTGCAATCTTCTAGTGCATGATGGCTTGCTTTAGGTTTAGGCAACTCTGGATACAAACTATATACCGTTCTTGCATCACGAACACGCCAAAACTGCCACGGAATAGGCAAGCCTTCTTGCTTGTATGCATTTTCAAGTATAACCATATCAAACGTTGTGCCGTTGGCCCAAATAAGATTGCAGTGAAAACACAGTTTGCTTAGTTCTTCTAGTGCTTGTCTAAGTGGAATACGTCCTTCTTCACCAAAGGCTTCGTCTTGTGCTTCGGCTGGTTGTGTTGCCCACCATTCAACTGTAGCATCATCAACATCTCGATTAGGCTGACTGTCAACATCAATCCTTGCATAGTAATCTTGTGGGAGATACCCAGAACTAGTTGGATTAAAAGTCTGGGCGGCGATAGTGAGTATACAAGCATTGGGTGTTGTACTCACAGTTTCAATATCAATCATTATATCTGTCATAATTTTAGTATAACAGATTTAACACTGTTGTCAACTATTTTTTTGGTTTAACTGTTTTTTTAGTTCCGGTTGTACCTTTAAGGCTACTCTTAGGCGGCTTGTACGCTTTTTGCACTTTGCCGCCGCTGCTAACACTGGACTTGCGCATCTTGTTAAGCATGCTTAATAACTTGCTTGCTGGATTCACACGCTTGGTCTTCTTGGCCTTGCGAGCTGCCTGGGCACTTTTAGTCTTGCGAGTCTTCTTCATTTGAGCTCGCTTGGCTTGATCAATCGGAGCATCGCAATCTTTTGCATTGCTAACAACACGACCGTTTCGTGGGCCGCTAGTACAACGCCATTTGGTTTTCAGTTTGTTACCTGTACGACTAAAAACCATTTCGTGTTCGGTGATAAATTCTTCTGCTCTCATTATCCAATTACCCAAGTAAGAGGCTGTGAGCCGTCAACATAGTTTTTAAGCTCTTCAATTTTTTCAGCCATGATAGCAGATCCCTCGGCTTTCATCTGTGCACCGTTTAGTGCAGTGCCGCCTTGTGGACCTGCAATAGTAGCAAACTTTTCTCTAGCTTCGCCGATCATTAGTTTACAATTGCCAATCATATAATCCTTTATCCATTGCGAGATAGAAAAATCACTGAGTAGTTGTGCTTCGGGACGCAGATTGTAACACCAAAGTAATACAACTTCTCCACTGCCTTTGATATCACGCATTAGTGTTATCTCTTTAGATGCACTATTGTAAGTGTAATTCAAAAATCCACCAAACATCTTAGCAGTAAGCTCAACATACTGGCTATAAAAATCATAGGTAGCAAGTCCGCCCATGGTGTTACCATTCAACAAATATGTGTTAAGTGCAGCTGAACTAAATGGTTCGAACGCACTGCCTTCTCCGCCGTTGTCCCAACCAATGGTTCTTCTGAACACTTGTCTAACAGTTTGTATTTCGCTGGGCAAGGTATAAACATTTACACCATCCTGTAATTTTAGAAAGTTGTAGCTTTCCTCAAACGCATTTTCGGCTCGTTGGCGATATGTGCCGATAGCTCGCTGATACGATGCTTCGTAGTGCTCTGCATCAAGTTCTAAGTCAATCATCCCGTCGCCAAGTTGAAGCTTTACATAGTCAATTGTTTGCTGCTTGAGCGTTTCAAGAGTTTGATTAAGTGTTACTGTTGCCATTTATACTGCCGTCCTTATACAGTATTTAGCATTATCACCAAGCCTTGAGTATTACTACATGATCATTTCCTCGACCGTTGTACTTTACTTCAGTAGCTTTGATGTCTTGAAAAATCTTACGACAAGCAGGTTTACCGCCCTTTAAGAATGCTTTAAGTTGCTCTGCTGGCTTGCGCAATGTTTTACTCACACTCTTACTAGGATCATACCCAATAACTGTATTGCTCTTAATAGTATACGTTTGAGTCATATCGTCTGCAATAAGATGTATCAACTTTCGTGTTGATGTATTGTACAGCCAAGCTTCGCTACCATTTACTAATTTTTCTGCACTAACACTAGTTAACTTTAGATCTGCAAACTCTTTAAGATACTTAAACTTGCGTACAATTTGTGCTGGCGTCTTTTGCTTGACTGCACGTGGCTTGCGTTCTACTTTCTTAACTTGTACATAACTTGCACAGTCAGCAATTGCTTTTTCAAGAAACTTGTGTATTGCACGAATTTGTAGTTTTCCTAAATGTGCATACCCTTCTTTGAGCTGTTCGTGCATGTCTTTTTCGTGTTCGCTCATTTTCTTTAGTTTTGCAGGCGTAGGTGGATTCATCAACTCTGTTAACTCAGATAGCTGATTTTTAAGTGGCTCCGAAATTATATCAATTGTCTGCGGTGGGCAACTTTTGCTTCTTAGCAAACTCATAACTGAGAACTTTTCAGGATTTTTGTATTCACTGGCAGCAAATTCATCAAAAAGTTCATCAATTTCTCCACCAATTTCCATGGTTTTATCTCGCATGTTTTCTTGTACCGTGCGGCGAGCAGTTTCTGGTTTAACAACTTCGTCCTCTTCGTCCATGCCTGATGTATCAATTTTAGAAAGTGCTTCGTCAATTTTTTTGCGTATAAAAATCGAGATTGGTTGCAGGTCTCCAACAGTCCCAGGCAACGTTTGCCAATATGCATTGTGTTCTGGATGCAAATCAGGCATACCGTTACGCAAACATCTTGTGTAGATTCCAATTAGCACAAGACCAACAGAACCGTGTTTGCGCATACGTTTAATATCGTTGTTGTTGTAGCCAGAATCTTTCATCCATTCAATTAGGTCAGGAAAAACATCTGCTGCTTTTTTATCTGCATAGTAAGAATCAAACACACGACGGCGATATTTGTGATATGCAGCACCGCTCATTTTTAGTGCATCATCCCATGCTGCATCTACTTTGCTACGCTTTCTACGAGCCACCGGTGCTTTCTTTGGAGGAAGTTTAATACCTGCTACTTTTGCCATTGTTTATCTCCTATCAACAATTGTATTATAGCACAACTAGAATGTGTGTCAACCTAATCTTTTTTTGTTCTAATACAAGAAAACGGTTGACATTGTGATATGTTAATGCTATATTATATATAAGTTAGCAAGCATGGAGCATACAATGTTTAGAATTCCTAGTTTTTATAAGTTTGACACTTCCTTTGAAGATGCTAAAACAACAATCTCCCGTTACGGACGTGGTGATTTACTCGAAGGTATGGAAGCAATGAATCGTGTGTGGGACGAACATTGCGCTAGTTACACAAGTGACAATTCTCGATTTGATGATGATTCAGATTTTTACGAATTCTACGAAGCAGAAGTAAATGCTTACAACAAAGTTTACGAAACAATGCAACCACTTTTTGCGTAAGGAGATATAAAATGGAAACTTTTACATACAGCGATGATGGTTTCTCAGACCTTCACAAAGATGTTTACGGATTTCGCCCACGTGGCATTATCCTTAGCAACTGGAACATTCTGCCACCTGCTGAAAAGAAAGTTCGTTGGGATCAACTTTGTGAAGAGCTTGAAGCAAATACTAAGTTTAAAAACGAACAAGAAGTCAAGGCAGTAGCTCGGTTTGAAGATCGGATTCAAGATGCAATTAGTCTTGGTGCTAGTAACCGTGTTGAGGCTCTTCGCTGGATTACTGGCTCTGAAACTTTTTATCACGGACAAGATGTAGAGCATTTTGTTTGGGAGCAAGGTATTTTATTTACTAAGTATGGTAAGCAATTAGTAAAAGATCTTTTACTAGTTGTTGAATATAAGGAGTGTGCATAAATGAGCATGAATCACGATGCAAAGCCTATGGACGAAGAACTAGAACGTATGAAGGCCGAGTTTCTTGCTAAAGGCGGCGAAGTTACCAAAGGAAAAACCAAAGCTATGGCAAGTGAACTTGGCATCAGCAACAACACATGGAATAACAAACTGACCAAAGCTGAAAAAGATGCAAAGGCAGGTAAATGATCAAGAGTCTGTTATTAATAGTAATGTTAGGATCAGCAGCTGATGCTAGAGAAGCAATAGTTATCGGTAGTGGCGTTGATCATAAAGGATTTAGGTG